ATTGCCATATGTTGTACTCCTTATAGTTATTATGGTGATGGTGAATTAATTTTAATTCGTAACACACCATCTTGAAACTCGTCTCTGCGTCTTCTACCTGTTTGTTCTAACGCAAATCCTTGTAATGCTGTATTATACTTGTCTTGATATAGTTTGTACATATCTAGAGGTCCTTTTAAATATGCAAAGGCTTCTACTAAACAAGCGTATAATAATAATTCTGGTGCATTTTGGCTGATATAAGTAGTTGTATTTGTTGAGCTTAAATTATCAGGTGTATATACATAATCTAAAGTAACTACATAATTAGCACTTGGTATTGGGGCTACTTGAATAGCATTCTCTTTATACATTGAATAATATTTTGGAAAACCACTTGTTCCAGAACTATTATATTCGGTAATAAATGTGTCATCCCTAGGTTCTAGTGATATTTGAGCTGAAGAAGTATTTGTTACAACAACAGATCTTACTATAAAGGCTCTTCTAACAGTTGTAGAACCTTCATCTGTATTATCATCTGGTAATAATAAATATTTATTTCCAGAATTAAAACTTGATGTAGCATATTCTCTTGAATAATCAGCATCTGCTTCTCTAAATATCCTATATTCAGAATTTTTAATAAATACATCACAAACTCCATCACTTAAAACTGATGAATCCACTTCTGTATAGTTTCTTATATTTGATAATAATTCTGCGTATGTCATGTTATATCTATAGTTACCTCTCCAACATCTAAATAAGCTTGCCTAGCTGAATTAATTACATCCCCACTTGTTCCAGGTTGCATACCAATTGAAAGATATTGACCTGGCCAAAATTGTAAATCTAATTGTACTAAACATCCACCACCAGGAACAGTGTCTGATCTAGCATTTTTTAATCCTTGCGGATCTGCTTTATGATGTCTTGGATCTAATTGAGGTTGTTTTGGTTCATATTCAGTAAAATGTACAAAAGAACCATTCCATTCTCTTTTCATTTCCACATATGGAAATTGCATTCCTGATCTATCAGAAATAGCTAATGATCTTTTACCTCTTGCGAATGCCATTAAACTCCATCTCCAAAGTAAGAATAAGGTGTAATATAAGAGCTTGTTCTTTGAGAATCTTCTTCTAGAGCTCTCTGTAATTCATCTTCATAAACTAATTTTAATCCTTGAACTCTATCTGGGGAAACTTTTTGTCCTAGATAATATGCAAGACCTGAAACCATACATGGTAAAAATCTATAAGGTACATTTGCTTGATCGGAGTATGCACCTGCATCTTCAATTCTACTAATATAATAATATTTTAAATAAGTATAAGTAGCTGCATCAGGTGTTAAATATAAAGTAACCGTAGGATTAAGTAAACGATTCACATAGTATTGTGAAGGTTGTCCTTGTTGTCCTTTATTAGGAAGAGCTGCATAAGCAGATCTATCAATTTTGTCTAAAGAAATATCGTTAGTTGTTTCAGTTATAGTTTGAGCAGTTGAAATATAAGCTTCTAATACATCACTACAACCAGAAGGAGTAGCATAAGTTGCTGTACCAGCAGTAAGTAATTGTTCTTTAAGAACAACTTTCCAGAGATGAATACCTCTATTTCCCCATTCGGAAAATAAAATGTTTAAACTTCGTCTTGCTGATTTTATATTATATCCGCTGTTAGTTCTTACACCACAACGTTCATAGGCTTCTTCAATAATATCATCTATGTCTAGATCAAATGTTGTAGTTCCTGAAGTAGTCATACGTCATAACCTACTTTTTTTTAGGACTTTTTGACTTACTAGTTTTAATGTTCTCCTGACCTTTGGCCATAATTTTCATTTGCTCTGTAGTTGCAAATTTAGGAGTAATTTTAGATCTTTGATATTCTTTCATTCCCATTTTAGTATTCTCCGAAGTATTGTTTGTTAACTTGTATTTCTTTTTGACCTTTTACCATCATTTTACCTTTTTGAGCCCCTACAGGCTGTTCAGACATAGTTTGTTCAATAGCCATTCCTCTTTTTTTTTCATAAGGAGAAAGCATTTTATCTTTATTCAAGTCTGCTTTTGAATTTAAACTTTTATTTTTAATCATATACTAAATATACCTCATTTTTGTCATGTTATATATACCACCATCTTTGATTTTTTTAGGTTTTTTAGCCATTCCGCCTTTATTTAAATCAAAAGAATACTGTCCTGTCTTTTCAAATTTCTTTTGATTAACGTTTTTAGCTCTTTCATCAACTAACTGTCTAACATATTCTTTAGTATCCATTTGTTTTGCAATATCAAATTCATTTTGAGGGGTTTTTACATCCCCACCACTATTCATTTTTTTCTTTTTCTTTGGAAAACCAGCTTTCATATTTGCATATGCTTTTGGTGATATAGTAGATTCAGATTTTGGTCTTGAAATTCCTAATTTTTTTCTTTTATTTATGTTTGCCCATAGACCAGTTTTAGCTGTTCTTGCTCCTCTAAGCTTTCCGTCCATTTCTCTAGGTAAAGATGATCTTCCTATTGGCATAATTAAACCATTGGTGAATATACAATTTTACCACTTACTTTCTGTGCCTTCAAGTACTGCTTTCTATTACTTTCTTTTGAATAACTACAATGAACCCATCCACTATTAGGCTCATTTTCATTCCAAAACTCAAGAATACACTGATCATACTCAAAATTTTGTACAATAAAATCTGCAATGTCTTTATTTGCTACTCCAAATATTTCAAAATCTGCGGCTTGACCTTTAGTATGCTGACTTTTAGATGAAGACCCTATAGCTTCACAAAGTGCAACTGATCTATAACCAGAAGATATAGATACAGGCATTCCATAATAATCTCTTAACGGTTGTAATATTTTTTCACAAAGTATTTTAAGATTTTGTATTTGTTCTTCATTAGGTGTATTATCTATTCCTAATCTAGTCGCTTCTTGAGAATTTGTTAGTTCGTTTAATGTAAAACTTTTACTTAGATTCATTTATTTCTTTATAAATAATATTTAAATTAAATCTAACATTATCATTTAATGGACCAAAACCTTGATGTAATAAATTACTATTAAATATTTTTGCTTGACCCATTTTATCAACATAGAAATCATTTTCTATTTTAATTCCTCCGTCTGTAGCATGTAAACTATATAATACACTTTTAAAATTTGTTGAATCTGTGTCTCTGTGTGGTTCAGTTTCAGCTTTTTTAAGATACATATTCCAATATATTCTAATTAATTCAGCTTTTATTTTTAATCTATCTGTAATTATATCAAAAATTATAAATCCGAATAAATTTAAAATTGTTTCATCACCTGGTGTTTTTCCATCAATGAATGTTGCATAAGAAAAACCTGAATTTTTGTCTGAAAAAATTTTTTTAAATCTATCTTTATCTGAATCACACGCAATATTCCACCTGACATTACTTAATTGTTTTATAATTTTTAAATTAGTTTCTTTTGGTAGAATATTATCTAATATTTGTACTGTCATTTCTTAAATTTTTTATAACCTCAATAACATGTTTTTCATATTCTTTATTTGTAGAAAAACTATCTAATGCTTTTGCCATCTTAATAGGATCTCTATTAAACGACATATCCCTAGCTTTTCTAAATTCTGCATAAACTTGTTTTGTATTTAGAATTTCTATGTAATACTTAACAGAATCACACTTGTTTTTAAAGACTCTTACACGCCATTCTATGGAATCTGGCTGTTTATAAGGTAGCATACCCTCTTTAGACCATATTCTTATACCAAACAGATTATGGCCCTCTAATGCGAACCTTGACGTTCCATAGTTGCTTTCTACGATAGCTTGAGCCACTATAAGTTCTGTATTTATATGTTTATTTTTAGGGATGTCAAAATTGAGATAGGAGATACACTTTTTAAGGGAGGTAATGAATTCTTGGTTGTTATGATATTCAAACCTCGGGGGGCCAAAACCTAGACTCTTGGCCCAGGCAATAATGGCGTTCTCAGTCTTCTTCTTTGCGACTGGATTCGGGAAGAATGTACCTAATACAAACGCTAGTAGAGCTACTATCAAATATTTTATTATTATACTCTTTATTGTCATGGCATTTACAGTGATTTGAGAGACAGCATCCAGCTGTCAGGTTGTTAATACAATTAATCTTGCTTAACTTTTGGGGCATTCATTTTGTTTACTTGATAAAACATATCATCAGTATCTTCTAATTGCCATTCCTTATTTTCTACATTCCATTCTGTAGTTTGTACTTTATAGTCTGGCTTATGTGTTGAAGTTGTAAAGCTAGGAATACTCCACAGAATACGATTATTAGGCTGAGCTGCATAATTACCGTTATCAAGAGCCAAAATGTGAGCACACTTATGCTGATCAGGTATTTCGGAATGTTCGGTATCCAAAATATTACTTTCTGGATGTGCCCAATCCACAGTGAATAAATATTCTCCATGAATAAATTTTTTATCCTTTCCTAAATATTTACAACGTTGTCCGATTAAAAAATCAAAAGTAGTAACAGCAGGATAATAACTAAATGAATTCCATAGCTGAAGATCATCGAGATCTTGATGTTCCATTTGTCCTTTATACAAAGTATTGCCGCTTCCTCTTTGAATAAAAGCAGAGATAGGAAGTCTCCAATAAATTGCACCGTTCGTAAGTAAGCAGTGAAACAATAATGCACGCCCGCTAATACTCCCCAAACCAAATACCACACAGTCTTCAACTTCTCCTTGATGTTCTCGTAAGTCATATAAATATTCTCTTCTTATTTTACAGTATATGGGTGGTATGTTAGCATTTAAATAAGACATTTCAAGAAATAAATTTTATTTCTTTACTTTCTTCTTATTTTTAGGATTAACTGGCTTAACTGCTCCACCTCTAACCATTCCTTCTTCTTTTTTATCTTCTTTTTTCTTATCAGTAGGAGGTGGTGGAACATATCCAGTTTGTGTTACTTGCGGAAATAAAGCTTGTGTATAATAACTTTGTTCGTAAGTTCCTGGTTTACCTTGATATATATTAGATTTAGTTGCTAAGGCTCCACCTATAGACATTTTTTTAACAGCTTTACCTGTTCCTTTTAATTGGATACCAAATTTACCCATTTTATTATTTATCTATAAATAATGTAACAATTAGGGCACTTGTATTACTAACTACTCCAATACCATCAATGATGCCTGTGCCATTTCTTCCAGCATATAAAATTCCATCTTCTGGAAGATTTAATGTTTCGGTGAAACCTGCTCCGACACTTACTGGAATATAAACTTGTGTATTAGTTGAAACGCTGACAGTTGTAGCATTTGATAAACCATTAATAACTGTAGTTCCA